GTAAATTATCAATTGATGATAATTTAACTAACATATTTTTAAAATTAAACCCACCATTTGTTGTAAAACCTACGTTAGGAGCAAAAGGTGAACAAGTAACAGTAGATATACAAACATATAAAGAATTACATGAAAAAGTAGAAAAATTAATGAAAAATTTAAAATGGAATAATACATTGAATAAATACAATGAATGTATGGTTGAAGAATATACTAGAGGAAAAGATTATAGAATATTTGTTCATAAACACAAAATAGTAGATATTGTAGAGAAAGTTACCGGAGAAGTAAGGGGAGATGGTGAGACAACATTGAGGGAATTAATAAAAAAATACAATAAAAATAGAGCAAATGTAAATAAAGGTTCTACTAATACCCATACACTAAAAAATATAGATGAAAAATATTTTATAAAACAAGGTTATACATTAGATAGTGTAATTCCAAATGATGAAAGTGTTAAATTATCAGGTGTTGTAAATTTAAGTAATGGTGCTATTTCTAGACCAATAAATATAAATGATGTAGATTCCAATAATATTGAAATGTTTGAACAGTGTAGTAGATTAATAGGTGGTGAAAATTTGGGAATAGATTATGTAAGTCCAAATATATCACTTCCTTATACTAGTTGTGGTGTGGTAATAGAAATAAATGGCGACCCTGGATTTGGACCGCATAGAGTAGCACATAAAAGCTCACCAGAAATACATAAAAAATTTATAGAAGCATTATTTGAATAATTTACACCTTCGGACATTTAAGTTCGCACAATTTAATATACTTCGTCATTTTTATTATGAAGTAGTTGTGTTTTGAATAAGTGTCCCATTACAATAATGATCATACGTAGGAATATATCCCTCCGTGTTAGTTTTACTAAAAATTTCAACTCTATTTTTTGGATATTTTATTGATTGTTTTATAGCATCTTCTTTTGATAAAAATATTACAGCATCTTCCCATTCGCCTCCAAAAAGAAGTACATAAACAAAATCCATTTATATTATTATAAAATAATAAATATTTATATTATTTTTGTGCGAACTTAAATGTCCAAAGGTGTAATATGTAAACTACCTAATGAAGACACAGTTATTCAATTAAAATTGATTTGAAAAAAAAATAAATACGTATTTTTATAAAACCAACATGTATGAAGTAACTCCAAGTGAAAGAAAATGTCGAAAGATGTTAAAACAAATTAGTAATCTAAAAAAAAAGGAGAATTTGACAAATGAAGAAATATTAAAAGTAGAAAAATATCGATATTATTGGGATATATATAATAATAATTATACAAAAGCGTTGCCATATGAACTACAAAATATCATTTTATCATTTGTTGATCCAAACACAAGAATGAAGATTCTCAAGGCAATCTATTATAAAAAAATTAAATTTATAATAGATAATGATATTACAACAACTACACCAAGATCACAATTATACGGAATTTTAAAACATATAATGACTTTTCAAAAATGTGGGATTTTCAAATATGGTACATTTCATGCAGTTGAATATATTGGAGCATCATCATTTAATGAATTTTGTAGTGAGTATAAAAGGTATCCTAATTACGTAGTTAAATATTTTAGAGATGCGTTGCCTTATATTTTAAAAAATTATACAACCATGTATAAAACAATTGAAAATAAAAAGAAACTATCTACACTTGAAATACATATGAAGAAACTATATTTACATATTTTGAGACTTACATAAAAAATAATTAATTAATTTATTTTAAAATAAAACATTTCTAACTAGTAATAATTGTATCGTCCTTAACACAATATCTTCCGATTTTGTTATGTGTTTCAGAGCAATATATATTATTTTTATCATCTTTTAGGTATTTATCTCCTTTATAATACCATTCATCTACATTAATTTCGTCAGAATCAGAAATTTCGTCTTCAACAAGTTCCATACTAGCTGTAGGTGTATTACTAGGAGTAATTGATGCTGCAATAAGTTCTTCAGTAGATGGTTTAGGAGATTGTGTTATTTCTTCATCATCCGTATCATTAACAATAGTGATTTTATTTTCCTTTTTAGGTCTTCCTCGCTTTTTCTTAGGCTTTTCTTCCTTTACTTCATCAACAATTTTTTTAGGTCTTCCTCTCTTTTTCTTTTCGGTGTTGTCGTTGTCATTATTATTACCAATAATTCCCCGATGAAGAATATCATCAGAAGTAGTAAAAACATCCACTTTTTCATTATATTTTTCATTATGAATATTGAAACTGTCGTTTGTAATATAGGCAACGGCTTCTTGTACATCAAAGTTATATTTATTACCGAGAGTGCAACAAATATTTTTGGTATGTCGGTTAATTGCATCTTGTATTTCTTGATTAATCAAAGAATTCATTTTTAATTTAAATATAATTAATTTATTCTATTGAAATCAATTTTTTTTTGATAAGTCAAAATATGGAGAAAAAAGTTAATTAATTAATTTACATAAAATCTGTCTATCTAAAAGCTTTATTTTAATTTTAATTTATATTTTCAGCAATTTCCATTTCAATTGATTCGTGATGATGAAATGATTGTTCTAGGGGGTCGTCAGTATGAAAGTCATCATCACTATATTCATCATCCATATCAGAATGTAATATAGAGGAAGCTACATTCACAGGTGAATGAGAACGGTTTTCGACTGAAGATGATACTGACGTCATAAATGGTTGGTTAAAAGCGGAGTTTGAAGGTGCGGGTACCCCCGACGGAATATTTGGTCTAGGTGCGGATGCCCCCAAACGAATATTTGGTCTAGGTTCAGGTTCAAGTGAGTAAGGGTTATTAGAAAATATACTAGTTTGAGTTCTTTCTAGTATAGGTGGTTGTTTATGATGAGGATTGATATCTTCACAAACAATACTATCTGTCAAATATTTAATATAATGTGCTTTTTTTTGATTAGAAATTGTATTAAACCAACTAAGTACATCGTCTTCAAAATATTGTGGAAACATTCCGTAATCGGATGGTCTTTCGCGACGAAGGGTACTGGGTTCATTACTATTGTGATTGTTGTTATTAAATTCAAATATATTTAATGATGGTTCATGTCTTCTAAGTTGAGGTTTTGGAATATGAAGCTCATCTAGCGTCATACGTCTATCTCCGAAACAGGCATCAGTTCTGGTAAGCTCTGGTTTTGTATAAACTTGTTGTTCGTTCTCCATATTTATTTTAAATATAAATATGAAGATATTTTTAATTCAATTTTTTTTAAATAAATATTAAACGTCCATTAATAATTTACTTTTAAATGTTCGTTTTTTGGTTCTTTTCCCACCTTTCTTTTTTGTTTTTTTAATTTTTTTAATATTATCATATGTACCACCCTTTAATTTACCTGAATCTTTACCAAATAAAAGGGTTGGTTGATTTTGTATATATTTATTAATATCAGGTAAAATTTTATCAATTTCAGATGTATTTTTTATATTATCTATTTCGTTTAATATATCGTTGTATTTTTTTATTTTATCTTTATACCGTTCTTTATTGTTACCTTTGCTTAGTTGGGAAATTTTTCCTCGTATTTGTATTCTTAATTGTTCAGGAGTACCTTTAAATCCTTTGGGTGGTTTTTTGAAATGTTCTTTCATTTTTAAATCTCTTTTATTTTTTTCATCTTTTTCATCTTTTTCATCTTTTTCATCTTTTTCATCTTTTTCATCATCAAATGGGTCACTAACAATATCATTTTCTTTTTGTTTTTCTTCTTTTTCTTTAATTTCTTCTGGTGTTTCAGTTATAATTGATAATGGAGTAGTTTTTGCAATTTCTTCGGGTTTTTTAATTTTTTCTTCGGTTTTTGTTGGATTTTTTAGTTCAATCAAAGCTTTTTTAATAAACTCTTTATCTTCGTCAGTAATATTATTTTCATCTAATTTTTCACTAGCACTTTTAAATAAATTATTTCTGATGATTTTATTATATTCATAAAATCCCTCAACAGTTCCCATTTTAAATAATTCTTCCATATCAGGATCTTCTTCAACTCCTTCTTTTTTTGTAAATTTATTGTCTTTATCAAAGTAATTTTCAATTTTTGTAATAGTTTTATCAACTATTTCAATTTCTTCAAGAATAAGAAATTTTAAAGATAACAATCTAATTTTTGGATTTTTATCTGTATCGGAGCAACAAATATTATTTATTTTCTTTCTTTCTTCTTCAATTTTTTCTTTGAAATCTTGTGGTTGTTTCTCGTAATTTTCACTAAAATTAAAAATATTCATAGGCGTTAATATATCAATATTGTTGAAGTAGTCTTTTTCATATTTACTAATAATAATTTTTGCAATTTTCATTTGATTTGTAAATTTATCTCCACCGTTCATATATATAAATAATATTAATTAATTAATAATATTATTTATTGTTACTATATTTTTCGTTTAATGATTTTATATTTTTCGGTGCACATTTCAATTATTTTTTTATGATTTTCATCATTTTCATCAGGTCTATAATAATCAGACCAGTTGATATGCGAAGGATCTCTAAAAATATATTTATATTCTCTTTCGTGACGTGAACTTTTTTCAAAATCAATTAATGTTAATTTACCATTTTTGTCTATACAAACATTTTTTGGTTTCAAATCATTATGATAATACCATAGTCTATAGTGTAAAGTCCATATTATGTTACACAATTCTTCTTCATAATTAATTAAATTAAAATCTGGATTTTGTTTAACATAATATGGAAGAGATAGGCCTGCATAATCCATAGCAAGTATTTTATTAAATTTATCAAAATATCTAAGTGTAGGAGTATTTTCACAATCATTTAAAGCAAGTAATACTTTTAATTCATTAGAAAAATAATCTTTATGTGTGGAAATTTTGATAACTAGCTCTTTACCATCAATAATACCTAATTTTAATTTAGAATATGAACCATCAAAAAAAGGTGGGTCTTCTATTGTAATACTGATATTAGATAAATCACGTTCCATAACATTAAATAATATTAATTAATTAATAATATTATTTATTTAAGATTTAAAATCTAGTAAGCAAAACCGATTGCTTAATTGGAGTAGGCAAGACCACCCATACCACTCATGACACGGAGGACGTTGTAGTTAGTGGCATAGACACGAACCTTGGCGGTGTTGGTACCGCTGACGGTAGAGTTAGAAAGGACAAGTTGAAGAGTAGCGTTGTCAATTCTGGAGAAGTTGCAGCTACCGGATGGTTGGTGCTCCTCGGGGCGAAGGGCGAAGGAGTAAACGTTGATACCGGTATCAGGGGCACGTGTGTGGGCCTGGAAAGGTTGTACTTGGTCGAAGTAAGTACCCTCACGCTCAGAGAAGCGGTCTTGGCCGTTAAGTTGAAGCTTGGCAACAACTACAGGGTTAAGACCCCAGCAGTGCATGTCAAGGGCGCTCTCGGCAAGGACGAAAGAACCAGCATCGGAGACACCAGAGACCATACCAGTGTTGTCGGCGGCACCAAATTCACCGTAACCAGCAACGTCGTTGGCGGTGTCGGCGTAGGGGGTGTTGCTGGCTCCTTTGATATCATGAGCTCCAGGGTCTTGGAAAAGACCAGAAGCGTTGATGAAACCAGTAGCACCTGTGATGGCAGCTTCACCTCCGAAAGCATGAAGAGCATTAGGAAGAGCATCGATGGCATCGGTGTAGTTGAAAGGTTGGGCACCAAGAGCCTTGTAAAGAAGATTACCTCCTTGAAGAGAAGCACAGTAATCAACGTTGGCATCAGGTTGGACAACCCAGATAAGCTCCTTACATGGGTGGTTGAAGTTAAGACGGATCTTGTTGGAGGAAGAACCGACAGATTCATCACCTGTGAATTGGAGTTGCTCGATGAGGTACTCATGAGGGTTTTGGGCCATTCTGCGGCGCTCATCAGTATCAAGGAAAATGTAGTCAACATAAAGAGAAGCAGCTACAAGGGATTGGTTGTAAGCAGTTGTGGATTGGGCAGAACCAGTTGTCTTAGAAATCATATCAACAGCCCACAAGCATTCGTCGATGGGGCGAATGTCAAGGTTGATCTTGACCTCGTGGTATTGAAGGGCAATAAGAGGAAGGGCAAGACCAGGGTTGCGGCAGTACCAGAATTGGAATGGTACGTAAAGAGTTGTCTCGGGAAGTGCTTGGCGAGGAGCACATACTTGTGCGGGGGCATCAGAACCTCCACATGGACCGTCGACAGCAGCGAAGTCAGGGTCGGTGATGTAGGTAAGTTGAGTGGTATTACCAATCATCTTGTTGTATCCGCGTTGTTGCTCGGAAGTCATGGTAAGTTGGTTCCAGATGTGCATCCAGTCACCGTATTGACGGTCAATACGTTGGCCACCAATCTCAACCTCAACTTGAGCGATAAGTTGCTCACCAGGGAAATCTAACCAGCGAGCAAATTTAGCTTCGGTTTGGCCAATCTCAGGAAGAGTGACCTGAAGATAAGTGCGGTAAGCGAGATCACCATTTCTAGTGATAGTACATGTTACACGACGACCGAAATCAGCTTGGCCGTTAAAGGTTTGCTCGATGGATTCCATCGAGAAGTTTGTGTATCTACGATAAGTAACTTTCCAGAAGGTAATCTGAGGATTACCAGTAAGATATACGTCTTGTGCGCCATAGGCTACGAGTTGCATGAGACCACCACCCATATTATAATATAGCTAAAGATAAAAAAATTTGTAGAAATAGTTTAATTAATTTAATTAAATTATTACTTGGTAAGAAATTTTTGAATATTTGTATTTGATTTTATGAATGTTTTAAGGTAAGCGTCTTCAAATACTTCTTTTTGGTCTCCGTGTTTTTTTTTAAATATATAATTATCATTAGTTTTTGTAATTGTCCATCCACTATCTAATGCGTTATAAATAAAGACTATTTTAGCAAGTTTTTCTTCGTCAATGATATTATCCATATATTTTTTATAGAAAAGTATTGTAAATTTTTAATGCAAAAATAAATATAAAAGTAACAAATATACTATAATATGCCTAATTTCAAACCTAAAACAACAAAAAAGATTCAAGTAGATTTTAGAAGTTCGATTACATTAGATGGTAAACATAATGATATATTAAATGAAATACATAAAGAAGAGAATGAAGAATATCCTATTTTGTTAAATAAAGTAAATTATTTAAAAGAATTGTTGAAGTCCCAAAATTATAATTCAATAGATGAGAAATTAGAAATATCAGATAAAATAAAAGAAATAAAATTAAAACTTAAAAATATAAAAAATAAAAAGAAGGAATATCTATTAGAAAATGCTAAAGATGTATTTAAATATTTTGAAAATAAGAAAAATATAGGTAAGAGTGATAATAAAAGTAAGAAATTAAATAGTTTTTTTAAGATTGATTCTAGTAACAATTCTGAAACAGATGATACAACAAAAAATATAGTGAACTCATATTTAAGTCGTATGAATTCAGAATTAATAGATGTAAATAATTTTGTAGTACAAACAAGTATATGTGAAAAATGTAATAAAGGTGAATTAGTACCTATGGAGGAAGAAGGAATTTTAATATGTAATAAATGCGCAACAAATAAACCATATTTAATAGAAAATGAAAAGCCATCATATAAGGAACCTCCAAAAGAAGTGTGTTTTTATGCGTATAAAAGAATAAATCATTTTAGAGAAATATTAGCTCAATTTCAAGCAAAAGAAACAACCCAAATACCAGAAACAGTAATTGAAGATATAAAAAATCAAATTAAAAAGGAAAGAATTACAACATCATGTATATCAAATGCTAAAGCAAAAGAAATACTAAAAAAATTGGGTTATAATAAATATTATGAACATATCCCATTTATTAAAGATATAATAGGAATAAAACCTCCAGTAATGACACCAGAGTTAGAAGATACTTTATGTAATTTATTTATGGATATTCAATCGCCTTATGCTAAGTATTGTCCTGATGATAGAGTTAATTTTTTAAACTACTATTACACAGTTTATAAATTATGTGAATTACTTGGACAAGATCAATTTCTTCCATTTTTTCCGATGTTAAAAGATAGAGAAAAGAGAATAGAACAAGATAATATTTGGAAAAAGATATGTAATGAATTAGATTGGGCATTTATACCTACAATTTAGTTACCAGTCAATTTCGTTATTTTGATAATGATAATCATATGAACAACTAGTGTCTTCATTATAATCTGTATGTGGTGTATTTTTACCATAATGTATTTTTGTATATTGTGGATTATCCATAATACAGCATTTAAAATCTTGAGGGGTATACCTATCTGAATAATCATAGTAATAACAATACTCACATTCATGTTTCCTCCTCCTAAGGTGACAATAACAATTAGGTATTATGTAATTTTCATAAATAAAATCATTATACAATTCTCTTTTACGGAAAAGATAGGAATAGTATTTTTTTATTGCTTCATAAGCAATATCATTTCTCAAGTATGATGAAATAATATATACTAATTCATTCGGTAATTTGCGAGGAATTACTTCCTGAACTATTAATAGCGGGGATGACATGTTTTAAATAATAATATATATATAAAAATAAATCAATTTTATATATATATATATGATACCACATAAATATATAGGAGAAATACTAATATCTTCCTACACAATTGTATTAAGTGGGATAATATTTTTTTCATCTAAATATACTAAATATGATGAAGAAATAGTAAAAGAAATATTAAATAATTGGTTTTGAATTTTCAATTTTAATTTACTTGGGGTTAGGAGTAGGCACATATGTTGGTGTATTTAATTTAGCTTGACATGTTTCGGATTGTTTTATAAAATTAAATTTTAAAAGTTGATGAATACTTTCATGATGTTCATCTAAGATCTTTTTATATTGAGAAAAATCATTATTTATATTATGAAGCTTATTTTCATGACTTTCTAATCTTAAGCTATGAAACATAGTTGAAAGGCAAATAGTTAATAAAATAATAATAACAGATCTAATTGTAAATTTATGTCTATCATACTTATCATCTAACCAATTAATATCATATAAATCTTCTTTACATCTATTAAATGTATCTGTAATGAACTTTGTGTTGTTTTCCCAATTATCCTCAAGATTTACACTTATTACTTCATTTCTTACTTCTTCATCAGAATTATCAGAGTTATCAGCGTTATCATAGTTATCAGAATTATCAGAGTTGTTCACTTCGTTATTTGATAAATCCATAACTAAATATATAATCTGTTTTTAAATGAATTTTAATAATTAGTTTAACTTATTAATTAATTAAATATTAATAAGTTATGTTGAAAATAATACTTATTGGTATATTAATAATATTAATTTTAAGATTAATTTATTTATACTTTGATGATACATATATTTTAAAACTTATAAATAAGGATGATTTATATAGAACGATTTATAATGATAAAAAGGTAGTATTTAATTATATAAATGGGCTCGATGATGATGATTATTATAAATATTTATCAAAATGTGAAAGTGAAATATTAGATATAGATAATTATCTTAGAAAAACAGAATTAAAAATACATGAAAGGGGTAGGTTATCAGATAAATTTTTAAAAAAAAATTTAAATAAGTTAGACTATATTTTCCAACGATTAGGATATATAGATACATTTTTATTTAAGATACCAATATTGGAAGAATTAAACGATAGAATTACATTTTATTATAAATACATGAATGATAATAAATATATTGAAGTTAATAAAATACCAATTTATCAAGTATCAAAACACCATCATGCAGTAGAATATGTATATAAAACATTTAAATCATTACCAGGTACAATAGTACATGTTGATACACATGCTGATATGAACCCAATTAAAAATAATAAGAATTTTTTTAAAGAATATATTGAAAGACAACCAGAAAATGATAAAAATATAATTAATAACTATCATGATTTAATAACTGATATTGGAGGAGTTCTTGTTCCTATGTTATTGCCATACGAAAAAAATAATGGTATTTTCTGGATAACTCCTGATTGGGTAACTGAACCATATAATAGTTCAAATGTAAAGATTGCTTTAAATGAAGATGATTCATATTTTTATGGAGGGACTTGTCCAAAATATACAGTAAAAGTAGATAAGGAGATGACAGATGGTGTTGATTTAGATGTACAATTTACAACTTCTAATATTAAATATGCTAAAAATAAAATAGATAATATATCTAATAATTATATTTTGAATATTGACTTAGATTATTTTGTTTGTTTTGGGGGTCCATCATATGGTAATGGAGGTAATGATGCTATATCTCATTATAGAACTATACTTGATTTAGGTTATGCATTAAAAGACGAAAATGAATCAGAAAAGAAGGAAACAGAATTATATAATGAAATGGATTATATTTTAAAGAGGATAGATAATTTTTTAATTTTTATTAAAGAATTAAAGTTAAAGAACAAGTTACCATCGATGATAATAATATGTGATAGTACGCGTATGAATTTTAGTAATTATAAAAATAATGATAAAAAAGATAGCGAAATTGTACATGAATTTATGCCCAAATATTTATGTTTTTGGGTTCATAATATAGTATTGCTTAATTTAAAAAAGGTATTAGATTAATATATAATGTAATAAAATTAAATATTAATTAAAGATTTAGTGTTTGCGAGTGCGTTTTCGTGTTGCTCGTTTCTTTTTTTTCTTGATGAATTTCTTGGATTTACGTTTCTTAGTTTTGCGTTTTTTGATGGTTTTTCTATTTCCACCATAATATAATTTACCAGTTTTCTTGTCTACATCCAACG